GACAATGACCTCGGGGCTGAATGCAGGTGTGGCACTCCCGACGGGTCAACAGCCCACATGGTTCGCCGTGGATCATCGTGTAATTGAAAGAGGCTGAGCATGCTGCAAATTGCGGGATCGAGCACGCAGAAAGTACTGGGTGTGCTGGCCGCCGCCGACGGATTGCCTGCGGCTGTGGAGGCTTTGGTGCTCCAGCAGGGAATGACACTGCCCGCGATAACGGCGCAGCAGATCATCGCGCAAAACGTGACGCCGGATATATCGGAACAGAGCACTCCTAATAACTATCCGCTGGTTTACGTTTACTGCAATAAAGTGGTCAACGAACTTCGGGAGAAGTTTCGCACGTTTTCCGGTGAAGCTCAGATGGTGGTGGAAGCCCGCGTTTCGCAAGACCGGCTGGATCAGATTGAGACCAATCTACAGGCTTATGTTGACGCCATCACTCAGATTTTGGATAACAGCCGCGGCGATCTTGGAGATGGGGCGTTTTTTGCCGGTGAATACGAGGTTACATTTGGAGGAGTAAAGCACGGTGGACGGAATTTTCTGCAAATCGCTAAGATCTCATTCGCTTTGGAGATCAGCGCGGACTAGCGGGCGCGCAATTTAGACTTTCTATGTCCTATATCCTTTCCAATGACAATCGGTTCTATGTCGCTCTGGAGCAGAGCTACGGCGTCGCCCCCGCGATCAGCGCGAGTAATCGAATTCCCGCCGTGAAGTTGACCACCAAACAACAAAATGAAAAAGTCCAGCGCCTGGACAAGACGGGGTCGCGCACGTTTGCGGGGTATCCCAACGGACTGCGGATACAGACGAGTTTCGGATTGAAGACTTATATGGCGAACTGGGCCGATCCCGGTGTTCTGCCACCTTATGACCCACTGTTTCATGCGTGCCTGGGCGGAGCTGCAGTGCAATCGGCGGGAGGCACTGTGGCGAGTACGAGCGGTTCATCAACATTGACGTTTACAGCGCCGCATGGGCTGGCGCCGGGCGGGGCAGTAACCAGCGGCGGAGAGATTCGGTTCGTGACGGTAGTGGTGAACGCCAATACTGTTCAGCTGAATGCACCATTTTCGGTTACTCCAAACCCGAATGCGCAAACGGGGCCGATAGCGATGTACCAGACGACCGAGGATCTTGGCAGCGTTACGCTTTACGATTACTGGAGCCCTTCGACGGCCGCGCAACGTGTACTGGGCGGGATGGCGGTGGACACGCTGTCGATCAAAGTGAACGGTGATTTCCACGAGTTTGATTTTAGCGGGCAAGCGCAGGACCTAGTAGACACCACCAGTTTTCAGAGCGGTGACTTTGGATTGTCGACTTATCCGGTTGAGCCAACCGTGGCGCCGATTAACTACTCAATCATTCCGGGAAATCTGGGGCAGATCTGGCTGGGTAGTTCGCCCACACGTTTTCTGACATTGACCAACGCCACTGTCACATTCGCGAATAATCTGGAACTGAGGGCGAGTGAATTCGGGGCAATCCTACCCAGCACGATTGCACCCGGACAACGGACAGTATCGATTAACTTCAGCCTTTATGAGATGGATGATACCGGCACGGCGGCCCTCTATCAGGCTGCGCGGCAAAGGTCACCCATCAGCGTGATGATGCAACTGGGGCAGCAGCAAGGCGAGATATTTGGGATTTACATGCAGAGCGTTGTGCCGGAGGTGCCGGCATTCGATGATTCCGACAAGCGCCTACAGTGGCAATTTCAAAGCTGCCGGGCGCAAGGAAGCGTGAACGATGAGATTTTTGTCGCGTTTGGGTAAGGAGCGTAGTAAAGGTGATGAAGGTCAACGGAGGGAACGCCGGATTGGCGCTGTGCAGTACGACAGTGTGGTTTCAATTGACTCCAAGGCCTCGCCGGGAGTGCGGTTCGCGATCCACCGCATTTCGTTCGGACGGCGGATGGAGTTGAGCAGACGAGTGCGCGAGATCAGCAGAAAAGCAGAGTTTCTTGAGGCCAGCACGGAGTTGCACGAGAAGATTGAAGCTAACATTCTGGCGCAAGAAATTGACGCGATGTACTTACAGTGGGGGTTGGTGAGCGTGGATGGATTGATCATCGACGGTGAGCCGGCGACGGCAGCGCACTTGCTCGAAAAGGGACCGGAAGATCTGGCGCGTGAGATAGTGGGTGCGATCAAAGAAGAGTGCGGGCTGAACGAAGCACAAAGAAAAAACTAATTGTCGCATTCCATTTTCAGCTTGGAAACAAGGCCGCTTGGAAGTGCGACTCCTGTAGAAAGAGCGGTCTGGAGAAAAAGCGGCGGTGCGGTTGGCTGGCGCAGGAAGCCAGCTCGGTTTCAACGATCGTCTGGGTACGGGGCAGAGTATCGCTCACGAGCTGCCCGACGTCGTACATCACGCCGGAGAGCATTGCACTGCTCGATGAGTTCCATGCGTGGAAGCTTTTTGGCGCGGGGAACGTTTACGACTTGCCCGCGCGTTTGGTGGAGGCGATCTTTGTCTTGGAGAATGAGTTGAGAACGGAAAGAAACGATGCCCAGAAGTAAGTGGGACGACCTGTTGCCGCCAAGCAGCGCGGGGAGCTCTTCGCGAAGCGACTTACTTGGACAGCTGGCCACATCCACGGGCAGCGGTTCGGGCGGCGGCTCGGGCAGTTCCATCGGCGGAGGGCTTGCGCAAAGTAGCAGCTCCGACGTTACGGAGCAGTTGACTTCTCTGACGACGGAAATCACTAGTCTTACCTCCGCCCAACAATCACAAATCAGCGCACTGCAGGACAATACCCAAGCGGTGACGCAGAACACCACATCCAAAGCCAGCGGCGGATCATCGATTGGGAGCACGGTTGAAAGCGCCGCTTCGAGTTTTTTGGGCGGAGGGTTAAGCAGCCTGTCGCCGTTGATTGGAGGACTTCTGAGCCTGTTCGGAGGGGGCGGGCAGACGTTAGCCGCACCATCTCCGTTTATGTTGCCGGCGCCTGTGCAATCGCAGGCGGGACTGACGGCCAGCGCGCCGGGGCAAGTATCGCCGGTCAGTTATGGAGCGACGGGTCAGCCGCGCGCGCAATCGGCAGGCGGATCGGCACAGGTGACGATCCAAGTGAACGCAATGGACAGTCAATCATTTATCGATCATAGCGATGACATAGCCAATGCGGTGAAACAGGCGATCTTGAATTCGAATTCGCTGAACGATGTAATTTCCGCTTTGTAGAGTATGAGTACATTTCCGACATTGAAGACCGGGGCTGTGATGCAGTATCCCGCTCAACGCGGCGTGGGCTTTTCGACTACGGCGTTGGAATTCGTAGATGGATCCGAGCAGCGCTTCTGCAATTACCAGGCGCCGCTGCATAAATGGGTGATCCAACTTAGTCTACTGGACCAAAGCGAACTACAGGAATTTCAAGCATTCTTTGTCCAGATTGCGGGACCGGCCGGAGACTTTGTTTTTACGGATCCTTGGGATGGCACAAACTATCCGAGTTGTAGCCTGTCGAGCGATAGCTTGGCAGCCGTGCTGGCAGGCGAGTGGAATGGCGAGACCTCGCTGACGGTGCTAGAGAACGGAAGCTGACATGCCTTACTATCCGCAACTCACTACCGGGGCGGTGGCTCAGTTCCCGGTTACGCGTAACACCTACCTGCGAACAGTTGCCAATCAACTGCCGAGTGGCTATACGATCCGGATGGCTGATACGGGTTTCCAAAAGGTGCAATGGCGGCTACGATATTCGGCTCTCACCGATAGCGAGCAGGCTTCCATCGAAGGCCTGTTTGAAGCTTCCGAAGGGCAACTGAATACGTTTACCTTTTTAGATCCCACCGACAATTTATTGATGTGGAGCGAAGACTGGACACAAACGGTGTGGACACCCGATCCGTTGTTGCAAGTGACGGCGGGAGTATCGGACCCGCTGGGTGGCAGCGATGCGATGCAACTTACGAACACGGCGCAAACGACACAGCAGATTATTCAGAATACAAACGCCCCGAGTTCGTTCGTCTACTGTTACAGCCTCTACGTTCGGAGCGCGGTGTCGGCGACGATTCAGCTAGTCGTGACGGCAACGGGGCAAACCAATCTCACGCCTGTAACTACGGGCACGGCCTGGACGCGGGTGACATATTCCGGCAGCCTGTCGGTGCAGCAAGACGCAGTGGCGTTTGGAGTGCAGTTGCCGCCCGGCGTCCAAGTGGACGCCTTCGGCGCTCAAGTGGAAGCACAACCCGGGGCCGGCTTATACAAGAAGACGATCGACTTGGGTGGCGTCTATACGAGCACGCGATTTTCGTCCGACTTACTGTTAGTCACGGCGACTGCAATCGACCAAAACTCCTGTCAGATCGACCTGATCAGCAATTTGAATTGAACTCCACAGCGGAACTAGAGAGCCTACTTTCAGAATGACCCCGATCAACGTCCTGAAAGAGCTGGAAGTTCCCGGCACGCCGCTATTCCTGTTCAACTGTACGCTGCCTACGGGCGATGTTCAATATTGGAGCACTCACAACGTCACAGTGAACGGCCAGCAGTATTTGAGCCGCGTGCTTAAGCACAATATCTTCGATCTAAATTCCAGCCCGGAAGCCGCGACGGACGGCGTCTCGACAGTCTCCATCACACTCGCGAACGCAGACTCGTTTCTTTCCTCGATTGAGCGGAATATTGGATGGAAGGGATCGACATTGGTGGCCACCTTTCTGTTCTTCGACTTAGCCAACCAAGTGGTGGCGTCGAACAGCCAGGTAGTATTCCGCGGAATCGCGAACCCTCCGGATCAATCCACTGAATCCACCTTGCGGCTCAGTTTCACTAACACGCTGAACTTACAGCGTGTATTTTTACCCCCGGTGCGCATTCAAAAACTGTGCCCATGGAACTTTCCGAGCAGCGCGGCGCAGCGTGCTGAAGCGGTGAGCGGCGGAACACAAGGGGAGTTTTCGCCGTTCTATCAATGCGGATATTCGCCAGATCAAACCGGCGGTGTCGGGAACACGAACGCGGGCGCGCCTTACACTACCTGCGATTACTCGCGTGCTCAGTGTCAACAGAGAGGGATGTTCAGCACGGACAATCAGAGCAATGTAACGGCGAGGTTTGGGGGCATTGAATTCGTCCCGGCATCGATCATGGTGCGTACCTATGGCTCCAAGACGTCGCAATTGTCCACGCCGCTGCCGAACCAAGCGCTCTACAACGACTTTATTCCGCTGGTCTACGGGACCGGATGGTATCAACCGCCAATTGTGCTTGCCCGGAACGACGGGAATCTCACGCACTTCGAGGTACTGCTTGGAAGTGGACAAATAGCGAGCGTGGTTACGGTAATCGTAAATAACACGCAGATTCCGGTAGGTGTAAACGGCACAAATATGACGGCGACCGGTT